TTTACCGCAGCAGCAGCAAATCCAGCATTTCCAGCACCAGCCGCTTGGATAGCAGCATAGTCGTAAGCAGATACCGTAAGTACAACTCCCGCTATACCTTGTACTCTTGCTTTTACTGTTTTATTTCCTTGAGAAACTACTAATGTATCTCCTTTAGAATATAAAGCAGCTTGTTGAGCAGCAGTTAATCCGTCACCGTTTCCAGCAGGATCAGTTACTAATGTAATCGCGTCACTTGTTCCGTTTACGTTTGCGATTGTAGCGTTGTTAGATGCTACATGGATTCTACCTTGTTCAGACCACACAACTTCGTCAGAAGCCATAGGCATTTCAGCTCCTACCATTCTTAAGAAACCAGAGATAGTACGGTTACCGTATCTTTCTACTTCTTTCTCATATACTTCTGGTAAGAATTGTTTTGCAAAGTTAAAATCATTGTCTGCAATTGACAAATAGTTGTTGTCATATGCAAGTTTGTTTGGGCGAGGTACCACGTGTGATAACTCAGCGCCAGTTCCAGCTAAAGCCATAATTTTTAATTTTTAAGTTTTGTTAATTTATTTTCGTTTTTTAAATCCCCACTTAACCGACTGACCATCTGCATCGATAGATCTATATGTTGTACCTTGTTGAGGCGCAGCACCTTGACCTTTCCTAGGATCCATACTAATGTTTTTCGTAGCAGCAATACTTTGCTTCATGGCATCAGCTTTTCCTTGTTCGTAAAAATGGTTTGCAATTGCGTCAGGATTCATTGCAGTGAATAAAGATTTATGATAACCAGTAGCATCTTGCATCTCGTTGTTTTTATTAAGAAACTTCTTAACAAAATTATTGATGTTGCTTTGGTTGTCTTTTACTTCATTCGGGTTTTTAACATTAAACCTATACCTCTTGTCTCCGACTTTGTATTCAAAACCTTTGAAATCGTCATTAAAAACTTGGTTAGTTTTATTGTTGAAAGTTTGAGTTTGCTTTTCAGCAACCTCTTTGTCTTTGTTATATCTATTGAAAAAATCTACAGCCTTCTGTTGCTCAGGTGCTAACCTAGAGCCAGCTTTGATCTCTTCATAGTATTTTGTTTTTAAACCGTTTAGATGATTCTTAGCGTTTGCTAATTCTTCTTTTCTAGCTAGTTTTTTTCTTTTAATATCTCTTTCATCTTCCATATCTTCTTCAATAGCGAATTTATCTTCTATTAAAAAGTTTATCTCAGATGGATCTAAGTGAGGTCTTGTGATTTGGTAGTACTCAACCAACAACTGCTCTTCATTTAAAGCGTCTACATCTTGGTTTAACTTTACGTAATCTTCTAGGCTACCACCTGTTTCGTTTACAAAGTCTACTACTTTTTTAATGTTGTCAGGTAAATCTATACCCACAGCCTCTTCAACAACAGCTTGTTCTATCTGCTCTTCAAGTTCCTCAACTTTCTCTTGAACAACTTCTTGCGTTACTTCTTCTAAAACAATAGGTTCTTCGTTTACTGGTTCTTTAGCCACAGCTTCTTCAACCTTTTTTTCTTTGACGTCTTGCTTTGCAACCTCACCTTTAATTGGTTTAGCTACTAGTTTGTCAAAATCTATTTTGTGTGTACCATCTTCTTTAACAGTAACTTCAGGTACTAGATCACCTTCTACAGTCTCTTCAACTTGTGGATTTATTTCTTCCACAGCTTGATCGACTACTTTTTCTTCTTTAGCCATAATAAAATATTATAAAATTATAAAAATTAATTACATAGGTCCAAACTGGCCCATGTCAAAACCACTCATGTTGTCATTACCTGCAGATTCAAAATCTTTAGGTGATGAGTCATTTTTTCTTTGATCTATCAACTCGCTTTGTTGAGTTGCTTGTATTTTTGTTCTTTCGTCTTTACGATCTTCCTTGTAAGCTTCTTTGTTTTTAGCGCCATCAGCTTCAATTCCTTTTAGCTTCATATTAAATTCAAACTCTAAGGTCATTAAATCTTTCTTCAACATAGCTTCTTGTTGCATTTGTTGAGACTTCATTTGGCCCTTAAGCTGCTCCATTTGAGATTGAATTTGAAAAAGAGCTTGAGATTTTTGTACTTCAGCTTGAGCTGCAACCTGCTGAGCCTGAGCATTTGCTTGAGCTTGAGCCTGCATATTCTCTTGTTGTATCTGTTGATCTCTGTCTTGTTTCTTTTTTCTTCTTTGCTTTAATAGTTGGTTTGCTAGCTTTATGTTTTTTATCTCTCTAAGATCTATAGCGTCTTCTAAATCTATTAAACCACCTGCAACAGCTGCTTGTATGTTGTTTTCTAAAACAGCTTTTTCTTCATCATCAGGTGTTAACTCTATAAATATACCAAAATCATGTAAATATAGATTAGATATATCTTCTAATATACCTACGTTTTGATTTCCTATTTTTTGTATAAAAGCCTCTTTTGTTGGAGAAAACTCTAATATGTCAGATATTCTAAGAGACAAGCCTTCCGCTAACTCTTGAGTTAAAGCTAAACCAGACTGTAATATATGCCTTGTTGCTGTGTTTGAATTTGCAGCAGCTAGTTTTTGAACACCTACTAAAGCTCTACTATCTGGAGTACTACCGTCTCTAGCTTCATTTAAACCGGTGACGTCTCTTATCATTTGCATATAGTAGTTGTAGTTTGTTATCAAGCTTTGTATTTTCTGACCACCACTACCGCTTTGTATTTCTTGAATAGGTACCTTACCTGGATTCATATCTCCTTCAGAAGTAAAAGACCTACCTATTATAGATCCCGTCTGAAAGAACATATTTAACGCTTCTTGAGGATTATAATTTGTACCATTACCAAGATCAACTTCAGCTAGTCCGTCAGCGTCTAAGTAAACACCGTCTGGAACCATTCTAGACATAACCTGTTGAAGCTTAAGGTGTGTTAGTTGAATCATGTCAGCAAACCCTGTTATACGTTTTACTAATGAATCAATTCTACCTTTGTACATTCTAGGAGCGTTTATAGCGTAGTTCATTTTAACTTTACTATAATCACTTTTAGGCCTCATCATATTTTTAGCCATTTCCCATCTCAAAAGATAATCTGTACCTAAAATTAAACAACCTTCATATAAAACTTCTAATGATCTTGATATTTTACCAAAATTACCTGTCATTTCATTGATAGGTGGATCAAAAGTATCATCTCTTAATATTATTTTTTCAGCTCCTGTAGCTGTTTCTTTAACTTTATAAACTTCATTCATATAAGTCTTGTAGTTAAAGTACAAAACTTGTATTTGATTCTTATCATCGTAATGAGAAGAATTATATCTATTAGTTGAATAACTATTTTGATGGATGCTTTGACTTTGTATAGCCTTTAAATCTTCATCTGTTAAATCAGGAAACTCTTTTTTAAGTTCGTTTATAGGTATAGTTTTTATTTCACCTACGTAATATATATCTTGAAAATCTGGATCTTCTGTATATGAATAAACTATATTAGCTGGATCAACGTATTCAACCTTTACTCCTTCTGATTTTGTAAATGTATTTTTAACACAACCTATTCCTATGGTTGCTAAGTCGTAATTTACTCTTTTTTTAGTAAGATCATATCTATTACCTTTAAGCAAAACGTTTATAGCTTGCTCTTCAGCTAGTTCTATACCTTGCTTATAACTAAGCTTCATATGTAAGTCTAGCTCTTCTTGTGAGTTTGGTAGTAACTCTGGAGGCGACTCAAACAAAGATATACCAAATGCTTCTTCAGCAAATAAGTTTAAATCTTTAGTTTTCATGTCTCTTAATATAGACTCCATGTACTTAGTTCTTTTCTCTATACCATAAGGATCTTGAGAATAACACTTTATATCAAACGATCTTTCTGATATACCGTTAACAACTATATCTACAAATTTTGGTACAATAGGAACTGGTTTCCAGTCTAAATTTAAATAAGATAAATCTCCATTAACAGATAATTCATCTTTATACTTTTGTATAGGTTGTTCACCTCTAGCATATAGTCTCAATTTATGAAACTCAGCTTGGTGCTGATTATATCTTTGATTAGATGTAGATCCATCAAACCATTCATACTCTATGGCTTTACCTACTTGTAAACCATATTCGGCGCTTAACTTCTCTGCGTCAGGTACAACTTGACTCGGAAAATAACCTTTTACAACTGACTCAGCCATATTAATTTTCTATTAGTTTTGAACGCATACCTGATTGTCCGTATTTAGCTATGCTTAAGTTTAATTTTTCTTTTTTCATAATGGGGTTTGCTCTGTATAAATGTCTATTACAAGCCATGATAGCTAATCCTGAACTAATAGCCGCATCAAACTTTGTACGATTATTAATGTCAAACTTTGCCCAGTCTTGTAATGTTTCGTTAAAATAGCATGTTCCATACGTATTGTCAGACTTTAATCCAACATGATCTTGTATATACATTTCAATAGCAGCAGCGTGTGCTTGCTTAATATCTTCACTTGAGTTAGGTATACCACCTACTTCTTTTTCAGCTGTTGAAAGCTTGTTCCAAACTCTGTCAGGTCTATTCATAGAATAACCTCTATAACCACGTCTTCTTAAATAATACAATAGACGAGGTTTATTATTTTCAGCAAGTAAAGGCATCCCATAAAATATAAGCGCCATTAAAACGTCTTCAAAAAATATCTCAGCGGTTTGTGGTCTAGCTACATATTCTAAAAAAAATTGATTAGGTGGACAATCTTCCATACTAAACTTTGTCAACCCATGCAGCGCGCCATTAGATCCTTTACCATCAACGGTACCTGATATGTCATAACTGTCACAACCAAAAGCACCCATGTGCTCATTGCCTGGATATTTAATGCCGTTTTTAATTACACTGTAATTCTGTTTGTTTATAGGTGGAACCCAGCTAACTTTAAATCTTCCATCTGGATTTGGATAAAACATTACCTTAGAATCTTTTATACCATTAACCCACTGAAAACTACCTACTGTAATTTGAGATGTATTATTTAAATCCTCGTTAAAATCTATTTGCTCGTATATTTTTGCTAAATTAAATATACTGTTTTTTGTTTCGTCTCTGAAAGCGTGTTCTTCAGTTCTTGGGAATTGCCTATAAAATTCATTTAAAGCATCACCATCGTTCTTTAATCCATCTACTTCATTTTGCCAATGCTCTAATATACCTGTGTCTATAGTCTCGCCAAAAGGCCCAATTTTTTCTGTGTCAGGCGTGTCGA